TGCGTGTGGCACAAAATTTGGAAAAACTCTAGGAGCTGCGGGGGGTTACGCCTATGCCTTTCCGCGATATCCAGGTAGTACTTGGCGTTGGGTAGCTCCAATTTACAAGCAAGCTAAGATAGCGTGGAAATATTTAGATAATATTCTACCGACTGGATATAAGTATGATAAAAAAACAAATTTGATTGTAAAAAATAAAACTGATTTCATTATGTCTATCCCTTCACTTAAAATCGAATCACAATTTTGGCATGGGCAAAGCCCAGAAGATTTAGAAGGTGAAGCAATTTGGGGTCAGGTCAATGATGAATGTGCGAAATTAAAAAAACAAGTTTTTGATTCTTCTCTAACAACATGGACAATGACACAGGCTCAAGTTTTAAACATCTCTACACCTAGAGGAAGGAATTGGTTTTATCAGGGATGCATGAGAGCAAAAGAAGAAATGGAAGCTGCTAAAAGGGAAAATAGAGTACCTAGAGAGATATTTCTAACCGCGCCTACATCGGCTAATCCTTTTGTGCCAAGAGCTTCTATTGAAGAAGCAAAAAGGCTTTTACCCGATAGATTATTTAGACAGTATTATCGAGCTGAATTTTTGCAAGATGGTTCAACATTTCCAAATCCTATAATCGATAGTGAAAATTGGAGAACAGAATACGAACAAGATGGACCAATTGAATGGTGGATACATCCTGATAGCAAAGATATGACTATAGTTGCAGGAGTTGACTGGGCAAAAAAAGCAGATTACACCGTTTTAATATGTATAGACCATACAAAAAAGCCGTTTAAGATAGTAGGATTCTTGAGGTTTCATCAAAAAAGATATACTGATCAAGTTATAGATATAGTTAGATTTTTAAGGAAATTTAAATACTGCGAAATGATATTTCATGACAAAACAGGGGTCGGGGAAGCTATCGACGATATTTTATCTAAAGTGCCAGGCTTAATTTATCATGGAATAGTTTTTACAAATGCTTCTAAAGCTCTGATGGTTAACAATTTGATAACTGGAATGGAGCAAAAAAATATACATTTTCCCTGGTGGAAGTCTTTAATACATGAATTTGATGTGTATGAGGTAGAAACTAATGATTTAGGTCGTATGATGTATTCTGCGCCCGATGGTGATCACGACGATATAGTATCATCTTGTTTTTTAGCTTATGCAGCGGCAGAAGAATACGGAAGTAGGGATTTTGAAGTTAAGATTTTAGAAGATTTACCCAGCATGGAATTTCATAGAAATAGTTGGGAAAATTATATGTATGAGGAATTAGATATTGATCCCGATGAGGGGTTTTAACATTCTCAAGGAGTGAGAAAATGGCGATTTTAACGCAAGAAGATTATAGGAGTGGGAAGCTACAAAACACACTAGACAAAAGTATGCCTACAGATACTTTTATCGATGATGGTGTTGGTTATTTTAATCCTGAAATAAGCGCAATAATGGATATGCACACGCTTAAAGCTCTCTATTTTAACGAAGCATGGGTTTATATTGCTACTAATGCAGTAGCTAAAAAGATAGCGAGAAGTCCGTTAGTCGTTTCTAAAGAAATTTTGCTTAATGGAAAATTAGTTAAAAAACCCTTAGAATCTCATTCTCTAATGCAAAAATTGTATAGGCCGAATGATTACGAAGGCTATACCAAATTTATGACAAAATTAGGAATAGAATTGACATTGATGGGCAATTGCATTATATGGCGGCAAAGATTCCATAAGCAATTACTTATTCTTCCTACCGAATTAGTAACAATTCAGTATGACATGAAAGGAGCTGTTGATTATTATCAAATTAATGTTGGATCGACAGAAGATTATGCAGGAATGTTGCAGGGTAATTTTAAGATCTTACCCGATGATATAATACATATTTCTTTACCAAATCCGAATAGCTTGCTATGGGGTTTATCTCCATTTATCCCAGGGCGCAAAAGTATTTTATTTGAGCGATATTCAACAGAATATCTTTTAAATTTTTATCTTAAACAAGCAAACCCAGGACCAGTTATTGAAATGGGTGAAAAGGCAAACGAAAATCAAGCCATGCGATTTTTAAAGTCTATGGAAATGAGGTTTACAGGGCGTAAAAATCAGAGAAGAACTTTAATTTTGCCCAAGGGTGTAACTGCTAAAAATTTATCAAATACTTTAGCAGAACAACAATTAAAAGAGCATATCGTTTTAAAACAGCAAGATATTAGATCACTTTTACAAATTCCTCCTCATGAATTTGGGATACAATCAACTGGATCGATTGGATCAGAAGAAACCGATAAGCAAACTAAAAACTTTTATCAATCTACAATCATACCGTTTCAAACTCTAATAGCAGACGAATTAACTTTAGCTTATGAAAAAGATTTAGGGCGAAATTCTTTTGTAGAATATGATAATTCGAGAGTTGAAGTCTTACAGGATAATGAAAAGGTTAGAGCCGAGGTATCAGAAAAACATATGTTATGGAAAACAGTGAACGAAGTTAGACGCGACTATGATTTAAAGCCTTTGCCTGATGGTGATGTTATTGTCGCTCTTATACCGCCAGCACAACAAAATCCGTATGGTAATTTTAGTAAACCGGAAGCTCCTCAATTACCCAGTGGTGAGGTTATAAACATAGAAGAATCCTTTAGTCCTGAAAAAAAACAATTAAGAGGTTTTTTAAAAGAAAATTTCGGATGGTGGGAAAAAAGACAAAAGCAAGAGGAAGATATTTTATTGGAAAATGAAAAAGATGTGTTGATAAGTACGCTTGACATGTTTGCAAATCAAGCTCCTCTAGCCGTTAAAGCATTTATGGAGGTATTTGGTAAGAAATTAAAAGCAGATGGATACGAAAACGATAAGCAGGATTTAAACGATAAATTAGACGATGCCTTTAGTTCTTTCAAAGAAGTCTGGGTTAATGAAAATGTTCCTACGTTGCAAACTACGAGCGAGCTTGGTTATGACACTCAATTAAATGTACCCTTTAATCTTCCAAGCCAAAATGAAATAGAAGCCTTAAGAATCAGAAATGAACGTGGGAGAAGGGCAATAAACGAAGCTAGAGGAATTAAGGCTTTTGAGACTTTTACAATTACAACGACGGATCAAATACAAAAATTAATAGAAACAGGAATAGATAGCTCTCAAACTTTAGATGAAATAGCAAGGGATATAATAAAATATTTTGGACAAGCCGCGCCCAACAGAGCTAAGACAATAGCTAGAACAGAAACTCTAATAGCTGTTAGCCTTGGTCAAGAAGCCGCTTTTAGAGATGCAAATGAGATAATACCAGGGATGAAAAAGAAATGGATATCAGCACATGATAATAGAGTTAGGGATTCTCACGAAGCTTTAGATGGTACCGAAATTAAAGCAGATGAGTTTTTTAAATCTAATTTAGCTTTTCCAAGAGATCCAAGGTCTACAGCGGAAGAAATTATAAATTGCAGATGTACAATGTTGATGATTCCGCCGGAATGATTTAGTATAATTATAAGACTTCAATTAATTAAAGTATGATAAAAAAGGAAAATAAAATGCAAAGAAAATATGAATTTGAGTTTAAATACAAAAAAGATGAAACAAAAGGCAAAGAATTATTTATTGAGGGATACGCTAATAGAGCTAGTATAAAAGGTAAGAAGGTCATTGATAGAGGAAAAGAGACTATTCCAAGTGAAGAATGGAAAATAGAGGAATGGCTTAAAAATCCTATTATCTTTTTTAATCATGATAGAAGTTTTCCAATTGGTAAGGGCGTAGCTGCTAAGGTTGATGAAAATGGGTTGTGGATAAAAGTTAAAATATCTAATTCTAAAACTCAAGAGATCCAGCGGATAAGAGATCTAATTGAAGAGGAAATCTTAAGAACTTTTTCAGTAGGTATCGATGTAGAGACAGAAGAAGAAGGCGAGGATGGTGTCATGGTTCTTAAAGGTGTTAATTTACTTGAAACTAGTGTTGTTTCTATACCTATGAACCAAGAGTCATTTTTTCAAGTATCTAAAAAGATGTTCCAAAATAAGAGTACCAGGGAATTAACGAGCGATATTCTGAAATCAAAAGGCGCAGGATTAGCAAGTGCTA